GCTGTACAATAAAAATGTAAAAGGCTTAAAAAAGTCTGATATATTGAATAAATACAATAATGCAAAGACCTGGGAAGCTAAGCTTGTATTTAGTATTGATAGTGATGAATACGAATTGACTTCTAAAAGACAAGGTGCCTCAACTAAAGTATCTATTATAAAAAATGGAGAAGATGTTAGTGAACATAAAGTTTTAGATACTTATAAAGAACTATCTAATTCGATTGGTAGAGATTTTGAAACGTTCAGCCAACTAACATATCAAAGTAGCACTGATTTATTAGAATTTCTAAAAGCTACGGATACTAATAGAAAGAAATTCTTAGTTAATCTATTTAATCTATCTAAGTACTTAGATATTGGAGATAATCTAAAAACTCTTAACAGCGCTAAAGAAAAAGAACTAGCTGGTAAGAATGGCGAACTTAAAACCGTTCAACAATTTCTATCTCAGAATCAATTGCCAGAAAGAGCTGAGTTGATTGAGGTTCCAAACTTAGATGAATCAATATTACCTGAAATAGATAAGTTACAATCCGAAATTAATGAACAAAAGTCTATATGTACTAAAATTGATAAAAATAATCTGTATATACAAGAACAACAATCTTTAAAGTTTGATATTGGTATGACTTATACAGAGCTAGATCCAGAGATTGTCAGAGTTTTAGAAGAAGAAAAAAGCTTAGTATACAAAGAAGAATCTCAAAAAGCCAAAGCTGTAAAAGATATTAAAGCTTTAGATACATCTGATCATTGCTATGCGTGTAAACAAGCAATTGATAACTCTAAGGCTACTCAGTTAAGCGCTGCACTAGCTGCTGAAATAGCTGACTTAGATACGTCCATGATTACTAGAAATAAAATAATTGAAAGCCTAAACTCTAAAGTAACTAAGAATAAAGCAGAGAGAAAAGCTTATGATGATAATCAAAAAGCTATAGATAGATTCACTCAGCTATCTCAGTTGATTGATGTTAGCATACCTAAAGAATATCCAGATTTTAATAATATATCTAATAAGTTAAGAGAGTTAAAAAATAAATACGAATCTCAAAAGAAAACTAGGGATGAAGCTATAACTTACAACGATAGCGTAAAAATTAGAAATGCTAAGATAGATGCCCTAAAAGAGCAAATTAGAGATTTTAAAGCTAGACAAGAGCTAATAAAAAATGATATAGTTATTATTCAAGAAGAGATAAGTAACTTAACTATATTAAGAAAAGCTTTCTCTACTTCTGGAATAGTTGCCTACAAACTTGAAAATGTGGCTAAACAACTTGAAGATAGTATTAATTATTATCTAGCGCTTCTAAGCGATGGGCAGTTTCAAGTTTTATTTAGACTAACAGGTGATAAGCTAAACATTGTAGTAATTAATAACGGTGAAGAAGTTAGTATAGAGTCTCTTTCAGGCGGAGAATTTTCTAGAGTACAAACTTCTGTATTGTTAGCTGTTAGAGGTACACTTTCAAAAATAGGTGGAAAAAGTATAAACCTACTATTTCTAGACGAAATAACAGGCGTACTAGACGAAACTGGTAAAGAACGTCTTTTCGAGGTGCTACAAGAAGAAAAAGACTTAAATGTGTTTTTAATATCACATGACTACTCTCACCCTCTAATACCACGGATAGAGATTGAGAAAACAAATAATATAAGCACTATCCGCTCTTGAGGGGGCGGATAGATTCTTTTATGCGTAAGGAGAAACTAAATGATTACTATTGGAAAAAATCCAATTAAATTCCAACTAAAACAAAGCTTTAAGGATGAACTATATAACACTCCGGTAAGCTGGGGCTACGGCGGTTTATCTGCTTTTACATACTATAGAACGTATGCAAGAAAAAAGGATAACGGTAAACTAGAAACATGGTCAGAGTGCGTAGTACGCGTTATTGAAGGTATGTTTTCTATTTTAAAAACACACTCATTAACTTCTGGTCATACTTGGGATGAAAAGCGCGGCCATAAACTAGCAGAAGAAGCAGCTACTAGACTATACACATTTAAATGGACTCCTCCAGGTCGCGGACTATGGATGATGGGTACTGACTTTGTGTGGGAAAAAGGCGGAGCTTGCCTAAATAACTGTGCTTTTGTTAGTACTGAAAATATTGATGCAGAACTATCTAAGCCATTCGCATTCTTAATGGATATGAGCATGGTTGGAGTTGGGGTAGGTTTTGATACTAAAGGAGCAGGTAAAGTAGCTTCTTATGTGCCGCAGGGCGATGCAGAACTTATTACTGTAGAAGATAGTCGTGAAGGCTGGGTAGAACTAATTTCTTGTTTAATCGACTCTTACTTGGAAGAAGGTTCTAATCCTGTAATTCCTGATACTAGCCTAGTTCGTGCTTATGGCGAACCTATTAAAGGGTTTGGTGGTGTAGCTTCTGGACCAGAACCACTAGTACAAGGATTTAACGGCATTCGTGACGTACTAGAAAAGCGTGCTATAAGTGATAATCCACTACTAACCTCTGTAGATATTACTGATATTATGAACATTATTGGTAAAATTGTAGTAGCGGGTAACGTTCGTCGTACGGCAGAAATTGCATTTGGTGAACCTGAAGATGAAGAATTTACTAAGATGAAAGACTGGCAACAGTTTGGAGTCGAAACTGGTTCTATCGCACCTATTGAGCTAAAAGAGCTTAATGAAGAAGATTATAACACCTATAACAGTGATTGGAATTCAAGAGCTGTAATCGCTAAAAAATACTCAGATAAGATTTGGGCATACAAGTTCGGCGGATGGCGTTGGGCATCTAACAACTCTCTATTTGCAAAAGTAGGTATGGATTATACTGCACCAGCTGAAAGCATTGCTGTAAATGGTGAGCCAGGATTTGCATGGTTAGAAAATATGCAAGCTTACGGACGCATGAAAGATCCAGCTGACTGGAAAGATAGTAGAGTTCGTGGAGGTAATCCTTGCTTAGAGCAGTCACTAGAGCCATACGAACTATGCTGCTTAGTTGAAACCTACCCAGCAAAGCATAATGATTATTGGGATTTCCAGCGTACTCTAAAATTTGCATATCTATACGCTAAAACAGTTACATTAGTTCCTACTCACTGGAGAGAAACTAATGACGTTATTAAGCGTAATCGTAGAATTGGTACTTCTCAGAGCGGTATTCAAGAAGCAATTCTAAAGTTTGGAAGACGTAAGTATCTAGACGAATTCTGTGACAGAGCTTACAACTATGTTAACTACTTAGATCAGAAGTACTCGGAATGGCTAGGCAGCCCTCTTTCTGTTAAGAAGACTAGCGTAAAGCCAAGTGGAACAGTTTCGTTAGTAGCAGGGGCTTTACCTGGTATTCACCACGCAGAAGCAGAAAGCTACTATAGAACAGTTAGAGTTTCTAACACAAGCGAACTGTTACCAATTATGCAAGCTGCTAACTACAGAATTGAACCAGCAGTTAGCGATCCTACAAGAACTTCTATAGTTTACTTCCCAGTTCTACATGAAAAAGGTACTATCAGCAATAAAGATGTTAGTATTTGGGAGCAGTTTGCTAATGCTGTTGACCTACAGCGTGAGTGGAGTGATAACCAAGTAAGTATTACTATCACTTTTAGAGAACATGAAAAGTCTCAAATTGCTAGAGCTTTAAGTTGTTTTGATAAGCAACTAAAAGGAGTTAGCTTACTACCGCTTAGCGATCATGGGTACGCACAAGCTCCATATATTTCTACTCCTAGAGAAGAGATTGAAGCTTATGCCGCAACTCTATTGCCGCTAGACTTTAGTACCCTAACTGCAGAAGGTGAAGATGCTAATGCTAATAAGTTCTGTGATAGCACAGGTTGCGCTATCTAAACTATGTTTACAGTTTATACAAAAAGCACTTGCTCATATTGTGTAAAAGCAAAACAACTACTAAGCAGCAAGAGTATTGAGTTTCTAGAGAAAAACATTGAAACTCCAGAACTCAGACTCGAGCTGCTTGCTAGATATCCAGAAGTAAAAACAGTTCCTCAAATATATCTAGGAGATGTTCGTATTGGCGGGTATGACGATTTAGTAAAATACTTTGAGCAAACTATTTAAAAAACTTTTTTGACTCTTAGCTTATAAATTGCTATCTTTAAGCTAAGGAGTAATTTATGTCAAATTTAAGTAAAACTAAGGGCAGGACTTATGAATATGTTGTAAGAGATATATTCACAGATGCTTTTAAAACACAATTTGAAAGAGTGCCTTTATCGGGCGCTCTTTCTTATTTAAAAGGTGATGTTTATGCACCTTGGAAACCTGATTTTCCTTGGTGTATAGAAGCTAAGCACCACAAAGAAGTGCCTTGGAATAACGTTCTAACAGCTAAAAGCTCACTATTGCTAGATTTTTGGAGACAAACTACTAGAGAAGCTGCTGTAATGAAAAAGTTACCACTACTAATATATAGATGGGATAGAAGCAAGAACTATGTATGTTGGATAGATGATGATATTAAAATAAGCAACTATCTACTTATAAAGAGTGCAGATTGTGAATTTAAAATGGGTTTATTAGATGATTGGATTCCTAAAGCTCAGATAAAGCTTAAAGGCGATTCATAATTATTCTTGCTACTCGCTAGTTTATATGATAATATTACATATGATAATTAATTTAAGAGGAATATCGTGGTAACAAATTGGGATGATCTTGCTGAACTAACGCAAGCTAAAAAAGCTGTAGAAAATGCTAATAATCTATTGCTTATTGACGGAGTAAATCTAGCATTTAGATATTTACAACGTAAGAATTATAATAACTTTACAGAAGATTATATTAGAACTGTTACTAGCCTTGGTAAAAGTTATGAAGCTAAACGCATTATTTGCTGTTTTGACTCAGGTGCTTCTGCATATAGAAAAAATCTATTTCCAGAATATAAAGCTAACAGAAAAGTAGAACGTAGTGAAGAAGATCAAGAACGCTTTACAGAGTTCTTTAACTGTTTATCTGATACTATTGACGCTCTGCCATTCGAACACTTTAAATTTAAAGGCATTGAAGCAGACGATCTAATTGCTTATTTTTCTAAAAATCTTAACAGTAAATACTCACACACTTGGATTGTATCAAGTGATAGAGACTTGTATCAGCTTATTAAGGAAGATGTAAGTATTTTTAATATGTATTCTAGAAAAGAAATTGATTTACAGTACTTACTTGATAACTTTGAGCTAACACCTCGTGAATACGCTATGGCTCGAATGATTGAAGGCGATTCTGGAGATAATATTAGCGGAGTGGAAGGAATTGGTCCTAAGCGTAGCATTGCCTTAGTAAAAGAATACAAAACGCTAGATAATCTGATTAACAGTTTACCTATTGTTGGAAAAGCTAAGTATATTCAAAATCTAAACAAAAGCGTAGATACACTAACTAGAAATGAGAAACTAATTAATCTATTAGACTATATTGAAGACGTGTTGAGATCAGTTGAAAAACAAGATCTTATTATTGACATGTTGGATAAAGCTGTAAAAGGGTAATAATGAAAGTTAAACTATTTGCATGTAGCCAACCAATTGAAGGCGAGGTTGAAGGGCTTGAGGATATTCAAGATATTATTGCGTATTGCGCTAAAGTATCAAATCCTCAATTTCAAACACAGTTTGATAGCTCAGATCGGTTGCTAAAATATTTAATCAAGCATCAGCACTGGTCACCTTTTGAAATGGTTAGTGCCACGATGGAAGTTGAAACTACTCGTGATATTGCTAGACAAATGTTACGTCACCGCTCATTCTCCTTTCAAGAGTTTAGCCAGCGATATAAAGAAGTTGATGCTCTTGGCGAGTCGTTTGTTATCCGTGAAGCGCGACTACAACATCCGACTAATCGTCAAGATTCAGTTGAGTTGGATTTAACTCGAGAATACTATAGAGATATTGATAGAGAGTGGCGTCGTAGACAAGAGGCAGTAATTAAAGCAGCTAAAGAAGCATATGATTGGGCTTTAAGTGCAGAAATTGGTATTGCTAAGGAACAAGCTCGTGTAGTACTTCCAGAAGGTAATACTGTAAGTCGTCTATATATGCAAGGAACTATTCGTTCATGGATTCATTACATTGAACTTCGTTCAGCAAACGGAACGCAAAAAGAACATATGCTAATCGCAAAAGAAATTGGTAAAGCTATTTCTAGAATTTTCCCTTTAGCAACTACTATTAACAATAAGGAAAAAACAAAATGACAACTAGTGCAAATACAAAAACCGCTACAACTAGTGTAACGGCTAAACCTGTAGTTAAACAGGAACTAAAAGAAGAAAGAATTAGAAACGTAGATGATACTGCTGTATGGACAGTGATTGGTATTGAAAACTGCCCTTGGACTGCTAAAGCTATAGAGCTACTAAGAGAACATAAAGAAAGTGTTAAACCAGTAATACTTAATCCTGAATGGCAGCGCAGGCTAATTGTTCAGTATCAAACTAAAAAATCTCCAGCTATCTTTAAAGGAGCAGCTTATTTTGGTAGTTACGCAGAATTAGAAAACTACTATAAATGCTGGTTCTTTTCTGAGCGAGAGAAGTTTTAATAAAAAACCCCGGAATTTCCGGGGTTTTTATTTTATCTTTTGCCTTTGCGTTGAACAGGCTTTGCTGGGTTAGTACCATTTACAGGGTGTCTCATAGGAGCTCCTGAAGTTACTTTCTTACCCTTTACTCCACCAGATACAGTTGCTCCATCATTGATAGAACCACGAATTCCGGCTTCATTAGAGTTTGGATAGTTTACCTTAACTCCGCGCATCGCAGGTGTTCCGCCAGCTGTTGGCATTGGGGCGATAATAGGACTAACTAGTCCCTCACCAGAAGCCTGAGTGTAGTACTCAGATGGGTTTCCAGAAATAGTATTATCTGCGCCAGCCATATTTTGCAATTTTGCCATATGTTATCTCCTAATTAGCGTTTTGGTTTATTTTTTATAGGTATCATGCCCCTACTCTCATGCCTAACAGGTATGTAGTCTAGAGAATTGACATTTGGGTGATCTGCGCTTGATAATTTAAGTAACGTCTCATCTACTCCTTGTTTATCAACAGGGTAATATTGCTCGTCACCAGTATTAGGCAGAAATATAAGATTTTTCTTTTTAATCATCGGATTTACTCCTTATATATACATTATAGCATATCGAATATCTAAGTCAATTTAATTTTTTACAATTATTTTGGTGCAGTAGCGCCTTCGTAATATTGTATAATAGTTTTTTGCTGCTTAATAAATCTTAGCATTTCTTGAGTATTAAAAGCTAAGTTTTCATAACTGCCAGGAGTAATAGCATACCACACTGGCTCACTTTTTAATTTGTCTAAGTTATTTTGTGTTATAACTAAAAAGCTTACGGGTTTAGTAGTTACTGCTCTGGGTTTTTCTGGTGCTATTATTGGTGGAGAGTCAGGTACAGGTAAAACCTTAGGAGGCTCTGACCCTCCAACACATCCAGCTAATATTATAGTACTACTGACCGCCAGTAATAGTTTCAATTTCTTTAAATACATTCTTAGTACCTCTATTTATTGCTTTTTCTATTAATTCAGGTTTTTGCTCGCTTAAGTATCCTAAATTATTTTCTTCCATAGCTTTTAGTGCGTCTTTTGCTTGCTGCTCAGCCGCAGCTTTAGCTGTGCTTACTTCGCTTAGTAGCTTTTGTTGTCTGTCTATAGCTTCTTTATAATTATTCATATTGCTTTCACTAGCCTCTAGACTTGTAGATAAATTAGCATTGGTTTTTACTAGTGATTGCATACGAGTTTGAGTATAAATAAAGTACCCTACAGCAGCAGATACTATTATAGCGTATAATATAATTTTATTCATTTATCCTCCTACAGCCATAACGCTGATTGTAGCATTATCACTAAAGTTTCCATTTTGAGAATTTAAAGCTTTTATAGTACAGCTTGTTTTTGTTACGTCATAAACTTGAGCGAATTGTGATATAGCTGAATCAACTACTATAGCAGATATTTCTGGTATTTCATAAAAATTAGCATAAGAATAGTCAAATACTACTCCTGATACTGATGTAATCTCAAGTTTTTGTCTAATAGTCTTTTGCTCAGTATCTACTTCATATTTTAAATCTTGCAGTATTAACTCAGCCTGTTCAGGCTCTAAGTTGATTAATTGAAGTTTTATTTGGAAATACTGAAAATCAGTAGATCCAGGAACATAATTCTTCCAACCAAATTCAACATTATTAGCAGCACCCGTAAAAGAATTACCATTTACGTTACCGTGGCCTGGATACCCTACAACACCATTGGCATTAGCAGCATAGTATACATTAGAAGTTGCATATCTAACAAATACGTTTTGTAATATACTTCTTTCTTCCCCTAAGAAGGTAACAGTAGCTTCTGGATCGCCATATTGTAATAAGTTAACTAGTGCATAAGAGTTACCTGCTATAGTAACATTACCAAAACTATTAGCTCCTGAAGGTCTGCCATTGGCAAAATATACTTCGCCTAATGCTATAGTATTAGCATTAATAACTCCCGCTATTAAAGCATAACTATTAGCATTTGATACATCACCTGTAAACTGCCCCACATTGCGTATAGCATAAATATTACCTAGAGGACCACCACTTACAAGAGTTTTTTGAGTACTGCTATACGTTACTGGAGCTGCCTGTGCATTATCAAATCCTAGTATAGAGCCTATACCCCCAAAAGCATTATCTACTAGCACATTAGCACTAGGTGATAATCCTGCAGAACCATGAAAATCAGTAACGCCCGATACTATTGTAGTATAAAACGTTCCATAAGTAATACCAGGAGTTGATGCAGCTATAATAGGTGACATTCTAATAGTGCCACGAACTACCTCTCCCATATTTCTAATAGGAGTTATATATTCTGCAAAAGGATTAGTAGAAGTTGTTAGATAGCTTGTATTACTGTACAGAGAAAATCCTGTAGCACTGCCATTAGCATTATCTGTATTTGAGCTATCACTTAAAACTAAGCCACCATTAATTGATTCACTAAAACTAGTAAAAGACAACTCTGGATAATCATTGGAAGTAGGGAATGATAAATTATCTTGGGTGATATAGGAAGTAGAAGGATCAGTCTCATTATAAGATTTAATTACTCGAATAGTAGAAGGTCTAACAGTGCTAAGAGCTGAAGCACCAATATCAACACTTTCTATATCGCTAGTATCTCTAACTCGTAATAGATAAGTGTAAGGTCCAAAACTGCTAATAGGCAGCGTATAAGAAGTATTAGGGAAAGCAACTCTAGCTACAACAATAGAGAAACCCCATGCCGCAGCTATAGACTCTGGAGAGGTTACATCTACTAAGCCTGGGTATTGTCTAATTTCAACTTCTTTAGTATCTAAGTCTAAAATATAACCTTCTGTAGTTAATTGGAACTGCCAAGAGAATAGTAAGAAAACTCCTTGTTGCGCTACATTTAGATTTTGAACTCCAGAAGGTCTGCCTTGTTTACCTATAATAAAATGAGTTACTCTATTAGGAAATCCTCTAAACAATCCAATCATTGGAGTTATAGTTATTTCTACAGTGTTACCACCAGCTGTTCTGCCTCTAGGAAGTCCATTTATAGTATAAGAAATATTAGTAATAGATTCGTCGTGAGGTATAGAAGCAATACCGCCAGGAAGTACTTCACCCTCTGCTGAAGTAACTCTATATTTAATCTCATAAGATGTTATATCTCTCCCAAGAACTGTTGGGAATGTTGCAGTTATATTAATAGACGCACCGCCAGAAGTATCTATAACAATAGATTCTGTTATGGTTATATTACCTATTTTGGAAGCGTTTAGTGGTTCTACCTCTATAACTTTTCTTATAGAATTGCTAGATCTGTTATATCTATTTATATTAGTAGCTTCTACTATATATGTAGCTGGTTGTGTGCCCTGTAATCTACCAAATTCATCAAGTCTTGCAGTAGTATATCTAACTTTGCTTTTCTGATATAGATAGTAAATATTATTATTTGATAAGCTGTAAGAGTAAGGATAAGCGGAAGAAGTGTCTACAGTAAAAGAGTTAGAAGTTAGATTACCTACAGTACCCGTTAAATCAGGGCTCACATTTAATAGATATAGCCCACCTACATTAGCTGAAAATTCTTTATTAAATTTAATCTTATAAAAATTATTATTAGTTAGATTAGCATCATATAGTGCGTCATTACTAACATAACTAGTATTTGTAATTGAATATAAATTGTTAAAAACAGTTAAGGACACTAAATCTTTTGCTTCTATAGCGGGTACAGTATATAAATCTACTATAGTCTTAATTTCGCTCGTAGTACCATCTAATGTTACAGTTACATTATCATTTATAAGGTTAAAACTATCTGTCTGAGTATCGTCCAGATAAACTTTAATAGTATTCCTACTTCTTGGTGTTATACCTAAGTTAGAGTTATATGTGCCAGTTATGCCCTCTACATTATTTGTTCTTTTAATTGGTTTTGTTGAGCCAGTTATATAAGCTGTTCTATTTGAAAAATTATTAGAAGTAAGAGTTTGATAAGCGGTTATGTAAAAAGGTGGTGTGGGTAGTATGGTATTTAAAAAAGATGCCTCGCCATAAGGTTTGTTTGAAACTGTAATTGTATTAGCAGTTACATCATATGTTTGAATATCTAAACTTATAGTAGAATCTTGTTCAGTATAACCTACCGAACCTTCCTTAATTGTGCTAACTGAATATTGTAATATAGGAGCTTTGATATAAGTAGTAGATATACCTTCAAGTGCTGGCACATCTAAAATATGCGCTGCGTAATTATCATCTTGAAGTAAATGTATATTAGGCGTATCAAAAACAATGCTAGAAGCATTAGCAGTATAAGAATTGCATAATACTGGAATAGCTCCAAGAGTGGTGGTAAATCCATTCTTACCTGCATAGACAAGTTCTTCTCCAGCAGTTAAAAAACTAGTATTGCTTGTATTAATTTTATATATAGCCATATTTATTATCCTATAACTTCAAAAGAACCAATTTCTATAACTACGGCTATTGTACCATAACTTACTACTGTTGTTGTTGGTACATTGTAATTAGTAGTATCTGATACAGCATTAAGAAGTAAATTGTAGTTTATAACACCTTCAGTAGTCTTTGAGGGTATAGATCTTAAAGAAAGTAGCGGTGGTGGAGGGGTAACATAGTTTAAATTACTTCGTCTTTGAGTTATTACGTTTTTGGCTGCTAAATCAGAGTCTGTTATTATAGACGAATTATATTCAGTGACTACTAAAGATGTTTTACCATCATTACTTACACTTATGGATTCAACTCTAAATAGCTTGTAGCTATTATCATTATAAATATTAGAAGGATCTATTTCTCCTAGTGCCCATAAATCTCCTCTTGTAGGAGCAGTTACAGTAGAAAAAGCTGTATTAGCCTCAAAAGTTTTAGTTAGCATATTAAGTTTGCTGACTATATTAACATCTATTAAATCTATTCCAGAAGCTGTATTACCTGTTTCCACTAAATTATAAGAACTATTATTTACAATATAGTAGTCTAAGTTATTGCTAACTTGTTTAAATATTTTAAGCACTATAGGATTAGTGTTTGCAGTAAATACACTCTCAGATATGGCAGGGCTTGTAATATGCTCTAGATAAGCATTAGAAGAAGCTACAGCTGAGTTAGCTAAAACTAAACCACCATACCCGTAAGATACTCCAGAAATAGTATGAGATACAGCAATAATATCCCCAACTTCTAAATCAGACGCATCAGCAAAAGCAGTAAACTGCATTTTTCTTTTAAGCTTTCTAGCAGAATCTAATGCGTATTGAGCAAATCTTAAGGCTTCACTTTTTCTAGTGCAACCAGATACATCTATAGATATTCTATTAGGCTCTTCAAATTCAGAAACTTCAGAGCTATCAAGAACTACAGTTTCTTTCTCAAAATGATTTAAAAAGTCTATATAAGATACTTCAACCCCTGTAGGCACGTCTTCTGATCTAACCCCAGATATTTTTAACGAACCAGCTTCAATATTAGTCTCATTAAATAAAGCTACTGGTAAAGAATTTGCTTTATCTACAATAAGTCTAATCTTATTACCTGTATTACTAAATACAGCTCTCATACTGGCTGCTAAAGAAGTTATAATATCTATAACAGGTGTTTCGTCTGTAATAGATAACCCGCATACAAAACGTCTTTCTTTAATTTCAGTACCTTCTGGAAGACCTAATAGCGCATTCTCTATTTCAGTTTGATATCCATTAGGTTTATATCTAAAAGATCCATCAGAAAAGCCGGTTACGCCTACAAAATTACCTGTATGAGAGTCTACAGCATCTACATATTGTGCTGCGTTATAAAAATTATACTTATCTATAGAAGATTCTGGGACTCCTAGTATATTAACTAGTAGGTGTCTAATTATCCATACTCTATTTTCAGTCCAGTCTTTTTTATAAGTTCCATCCCATATACCATCATAAATATTAATATCTGGTGATGTTAACAACTGAGATCCAGTTTTTTGTAATCTGTATCCTGACACTGCAGCACTAAATGCCCCTGTGCTAGGAACTTCAATTTGTCTCCAGTCTACTTCTCCACTAGCTAAGATAGGTTGATTATAATTAGAGGGTACATCTACAATCATACCTTTAACTAAGCTAGTATAAATAGGAAGAGATTCTGTTCTAAAGTCTGAAGACTTAACTGCATATCCTGCTATAGCAGTTTTTGGGTATGAGTGAATTTGTTTTCTTATCTCATCAAAACCTATAACTTCTATTTCAGAAACATAACCTGTTTCTGCTATATCTTCGGATAGCTTAAGAATAGATATATTGTAACCATCATTAGAACGTTTATCTTCTGGTATTTTAAGTTCTAACTCAGCAGCCATTGTATCATTAACAATACTGTTTATTAACAAACCGCTGCCAACTATATAATTATTTAAGTTTGAGGTTTCTGAAAAATCATGAATTAACCCTACAACTGATAGTTGAGCTGGCTCATTACCACCATTGAATTCAGTTCTTAGTCCTAGTACATTAAATTTGACCTTAATAGAGTCTATTGGAGTTAGCCCTTCAGATGAATTAGAAGGGTAAAATAGTATATTGGTAGAAGGAGGTGCTGAAGTACCGGCAAAAGTTGATATACCGCTTTTTAATATGACTGGACTTACAAATCTAACAGGAGTTACAATATCTTCTGAAAAAGACGGCATAGCTGTTTGTGTAGCTGTACCCGTAGTGTATCTTGCTGCAAATATTTCTGGTCTAGTGTTGTTAGTAGCAAAGTCTACTAGATCATCTATATACTTACCATCAATTTCTATGTCTTGTGGGCCGTTAGGATTGATTCTGTAAATAGGCCCTTCACCAAGAGCTAATTGCATATAAAGTATATCGGTACTTTTAGAGGTACTAGGGTTATAACTAAAACTACCATCAAAATCTACTGTAAGAGTGGAACCTACTGATTCTACTCCTCCAGCGATAAAAGGAACTAGTTTGTTATTTAAGTAAAAATACTTTTTATTCATATATAATCAGCCACTCTAACCGTATCTACTCCACCTCTTTGTATGTGCTTAATATACTGATTTATTAGCACTCCTGAAGTTCTAACCATTCCAAAGTGTAACGGTATTGCTTTTCCAGCTGCATCCATAGTAGCTAAAGAACCAAAACCTTTTGAAGGGTCTTCTGAGTTTTCTAATACACCATTTTCTCTATTAACTTTTCGTTGAGAGATGTCAAAAGCAGTAGAAGATTTACCAAATAGTACAGAATCTCTAATACGCTTATCAATACCGCGTAACGCAATAGCTTGATTACTAACTGGGCTAGAAGACCCATAAAACACATTTAGATTACCTAAACTATCAAAACCAGTAGATACACCGCCAGAAATAGTAGGTATTAAATATATGCTGTCTGTTCTAGGCTTGAAGTCTAGTTCAAAGTTTCTAATATACTTATCCCCGTCAACTAAAGTTAGCTGAGAGTATAAATTAGCTGAGAATATATGTTGTTTAAATAGAGGAAGTAAATTTATACAAGCAGATAGCACATCTCTATAAGAAAAAACATCTATAGTTATTTCATTGCAGTTAGTATAGCTTTGTAGTGTTTTACTAAATTTTACAGTGACTTTCATTAAATCTCTCAAAAGATAGTTCAGAACTATCATTTAACCAGTATATATATGTGTTATTAGCAAACCCAACTAAGAATTTATATTCTGAAAACACAGTACTACTAACATCTCGCTTACTAGGTATTGGATCTGTACTTCCTGGATGGGAGTGATAGAATCCCCATATATCATCTTCATGTTGTAGTATTGCTAGTGGATCTATAACAAAACTAGTTTTAGGTCTATTACTTATATTCTTACAAGGTATATATTCAAAACCTTTAGTTATAATACCGCAAGCTTCTTTAGGATATTCTCTAATAGAGTGCGCTTGCATATCAGATTCAAGCTTATTAA